GCTCAGAAAAATCAAACCCACCAGCCCAGAAAAGCCAAAACAACAGCGTGTGAACTGCGGCAAATGCTCCGGCGGCTGCGATAAAAGGCTTCATAGTTTTTCCGATCAATTTTGTTTACCAGTAGCGGGGTTGAGCAGCGCGCGGTGGGGCGCGACGCGGGGGCGGTGGGGTTGCGGTGGCGATGGGTTTGACTTCGATGGGTGCCGGGGTGGGTGCGCTGAACAGATCCACCGAGGGCTGAAACTTGGCTTCGCGCCGTGCCCAGCCGGTGTCTCGGTAGGTCTGAATGCCGAGGTAGCAGGCGGCGGCGTAGGCGTAGACCATGCAATCGCCGCCCTCTTCGCGGTGGCCTTGCGGGGTGATCCAGCGCATGCTGGCTTTGCCTTGCACGACCACAGGCAGCAAGCGCGCGGCGGTCATCTGCTCGAATTCGTCGGTGACGATCAGGGCCTTGGGTACATGCACATAACCGGGCCCGGCCTGGGTGATGCGCATGCGGCCGTACAGCAGGTGTTTGGCGGTGTCGGTGCCCACGGGCCACAGCTTTACGCCGCCGCGCTGCGTGGCGCCGCGCCAGTTCACGTCGACCTGGCTGGGCCTGCCGAGCACGGGGCGGCCGTATTGGCTGGCGCCCTTGACAGCGAGCACGCCGGCGTGGGCATGGGCGCGGCAGTAGGCGTAGACGGCGTGGGTGTTGTGGCCGCCTGAGTCGATGCCGGTGGCTTCGATCGGCATTTGCGCACCGGTCGCGGTGTGCAGCGGGGTGCGCCTGATTTCGGTCAGGCGGGTCCACGGGCTGCCCTCGGTGTTTTCGTCTAGGTTCGGGTCGCCGTACAAGATGTGGCGGTCGACCAGCCAGCTTTCTTCACCTCGACCGTAGGCGTAGACGCGGGCTTCCAGGCGGTCGGGCTGGGTGTCCACACCCATGGCGAGCATGAGGCCGCCACGGGGCACGATGCCCATGGGGTAGTCTTCGGCGCGCACGGCCAGGGCCTTGCTGTCGGCACCGGTGCCCTGCTCTTCCCATGTCTCGGCCAGCGAGCTGTTCAAGAACTTTTTGAGTGGGGCGCTGTTTCCTGCGCGCCGGGCTTCTTGCGCGCCCTCCCACTCTTCCACTAGGTCGCCCCAGCTGCGCCAGCCAAGCGGGCTGTAGAGCTTGTTGAGCCAGAAGCCTGCGCGCTTGCCCTGGCCTGCGCCGGGGGCCTGGGGCACCCAGACGCCACCACGAAGCATGCCGTCTTTGGCGTGCTCTTCAATGGCCGCGCCACAGTGCCGGCACACGTAAACCGTGGTCTCGGGCCGGGCCTTGCCCTGCGCGTCCTTGAGCCACTTGATGCCCCACGCTTCTTTGGCGCCCCACAGCAGCACCTGCGACTCGCCACAATGCGGGCAGGGCACGTGGTACTGGCGCCGGTCGCTGGCCATGTATTCGCGCTCGATGGTGCTTTGGCCCTTGATGCTGCAGGTGCTGGCGATGATGAGTTTGCGGCTGCTGAAGTTGCTCATTCTCTCTTCAAGCAAGCCCAGCGGCGGGCCTTCGTTGTCGACATCGGCGGGCCACTTGTCTACTTCGTCAGCCACCGCGAAGCCCAGCGGCTTGGAAGCGAGCGAGGCGGCGCTGTTGGCGCCGGCGAAAAAAACCGTAAAGCCGCCTTGAATGCTGCGGCTGCGCCAGCTGGTGGATTCGTCGCGGCTCTTGCGCACCGCCACCTTGCCGTGCATGGCGGGGGTCTGAAGGATGGTGGGCAGGAAGCGCTGGGCGCTGTGGTCTTGCGCGTCTTGCAAGGTGGGCTGCACCATCATCATGTCTTGCGGGTCGGTGTGGATCCGCTGCATGACCGAGTTGTAAAGTACCTCTGACTTGCCCAGTTGCGTGGCGAACCACAGCACCACGCGCTCGTAAGGCTGGTGGGAGCTGGCGCATTGCATGGGCTCCACCAGGTAGGGCGTGCGCTCGTTACGCCAAGGCCCGCGCTCCGGGCCTTTGGCGATGTGGCGGTAGGTTTGCGCCCACTCAGCGGTGTCGATGCGGGGGGGTGGCGCGAGGAACTGGCGCATGCTCGCGCTGACCAGCGCGGCGGCTCGGGTAATGTCGTCAGGCAAGTCGGGGGATCTCATGGTTCTGCTTTGCCCGTGTGCATTTGGGCAGAAGCGCCAGACAGCAGCATGAGTGCCTGGTGAATTTCATTGTGCAGCGCGTTTTGTACGCTTTTGGTGTCGCTGTCTGCCGCCAATAGCGGCGCAAGTCTGGGCGGGATTTGTAATAGAGCTTCTCGGGTTGTGCTGAAGGCGTTTGCCAGGGCGGCTTTGACGGCATTGAGGCGGATCAGGTCGCCTTGCATTTCTGCGAGCTTTAGGCGGGCAATCTGTGCCTCTGCGGCTTCGCGCAGGGTTTTTGCGACGTGGTAGCTGGTGGTTTCCAGTTCGTCACTGACGGTTGTCGCGGTTGGTATTTCAATTTCAGGGGTATTAGCCAGCAGCGCTATCGAGGTTTTTGATGCCGGGTGCAGCCGAGTCGCAAGGGCAATTTTTGCCATTTCAACATCAATTTTCCCGGTCTTGTCCTTTATCAAAATGCCGCGCTTGACCAGCTCGTGAATGGCCTGGCGCGACACGCCAAGTTCACGGGCTAGGCCGGACTCAGTTAGCCGCAATATGCTTGTCGATTGTTTTGATGCCACTGAAAAACTCCAGGTAAAAGGCGTGTAATTCGGCGTTGCAATGCACGGCGCTTTGCTCAATGCGCGGGTTGGTGTTTACGTTGGCGGAGGACTCGATCACGATGTGGTAATTGCTGGCGGCCTGGCTGGCAAGCGTCACCTTGCTGTGGTTTTTGGCGACGACCAGGCGGCACCCGTAGGTTTCAACCATTTTCAAAACCATTTCGTATTCGTCCCCGTAGGAGCCCGGAAATATCTCGCCGGCGTACAAGTCGAACTGGTCGATCTTGCCGGCATCGATCCAAGCGGCGATCTCTTCCAGGTCTTTTTTGGCGATGCACCAGGTGGACATCAGCACATGGTCAAGGTGCGTGACGCCAGTAAGCAGGTGCCGCAGGTAGCTCAGGCTGTCAATGTCGCCACGGCTTATGACGTGCCAGCTTTCGCCTTCAGTAAAAACGGCTGGCAGGATTTCAGCCAGAGTGGCCTCAGCATTGGCGCGGCGCATGTGGTGTTTGCTGCTGCTCCTTTTGGCGCGAGCGCGCTGGTTTTCGAGCTTGTCGGCTTGAAACTGGCGGCTGGCTGCGGCTATTTGGGCGGGGTCGAAGCCCGCGAAAAGTTCGGCATTCATGGTTTTTCCTTGAAGTCAATGCCTGCCTCAAGAGCTGCGCATGCCAGCGCTACAAGGCGGCTGATTTTTATGGGTTTGCCTGTGGTGCGACTGGTCCCGCGCACCCAGTCGCCCACGGTTGCCTTGGATACACCCAGGCTGGCTGCGGCGCGGATTTCGGAAAGGTTCATGCGGGTTAGCCAGTCTTTGAAGACTTGTGGGGTCACACGTTTAGCGGTCACTTAATGACGATTGCCCACTGGCACACCATGCTGTCACCGTATTTGTCTTGATAGGCGTCCATACCGCCATCGCACCGGGAAAAACCTGCGGACTCCAGAATCTTGTCGCCACCAAATTCAGTCCAAGGCTCGTCCTCCAAAAAGTTGCCCGAAGCGCCAAGGACATCAGCAGCGTAGTAAGCGGTCAGTTGAACGCCTCCGCTGTCGGTTTCTTCAGCCGCGAATTTGATCGGCCCAGCCAGATTAGTGTGCAGATCAATGGCTGCTTGGAGCTTGTCCATTGGGCTCCCGCCAGCCGCTTCAATGGCTTGCGCAAGACACCACGCGCGAATCTGCTCTGCGAGCACGCCGCCGCTGGCGTAGTTCCGGCGCACCGAGCGCAGCGATGTTTTCAGACCGCTGACCTCGGTGTGATTGCGGCCGCCCAGGTACTGCTCCATTCCGTCCAGCACGGAATCAATGAATCCGTCCATGTCCTTGGCGTCCGGGGTCACTTCGCCCGTTTTGTACGACTGGAAAGCACTGTGGTCGCCGTCGTACATCGGCTTGAAAAACTTGATTGCTGCGGTCAGTTGGGCGGTCATGCTGTCTCTCCAGGCCCGGAAACCGCCGGGGACGTATGCCATTCAATTTGAGGGCATGGCTTAATTATAGCACTCAAGTTGAGTGTGTCAAGCATTTGTCAAGCAATTAAAAAACTTATTTACTAGCGCGATTCCGGGATGTGAATGACCCGCATGCAATAGGTGAGGGGAGGACCCAACACGGGGGGTGGGGTCTACCTCGATCACCTTCTGAATAGCTTCCGGCTGTAGCACCGGA